TGTAAAAAACATTAGAAATGGGAAAATATTAAAGCCTATATCCACAAAAAATGGGTATTTAAGGGTATCGCTTGATGGAAAATTATGTAGGGTGCATAGGCTTGTAGCAAATGCGTTTTTGAAAAAAAAGGATAGCGATACGCAGATAAACCACATAGACGGAAACAAAAAGAACAACAATGTGGATAATTTAGAGTGGTGTACCCCAAGCCAAAACATAAAACACGCTCAAAACGCAGGGCTTAAAAAGATTGATTATTCCAACATAAAACAACCGAAAAGAATAAATCAATTATCCCTTGATGGATGCCTTATAAAAACATTTGATAGCATTATGGATATTCAAAGAGAATTTGGATATAATAACAGTAGTATATCAAAGGTATGCCGAGGCAAACAAAATATGGCTTATGGTTATAAATGGCAATACGCCAGTTTATAATAAAACACTTTTGAACACAAAAGAAACAGTGACGAAGAATAGTAAAAAGGAGAATCAGTATGGCACTTACGAGAAAGTTTTTATCAGCGTTACAGATTGACGCAGACAAGATTGATGAGATTATCACAGCTCACAGCGAAACAGTAGACGCACTCAAAAAGGAACGTGATGACTACAAAGCACAGGCAGAGGCAAATTCCGAGGCAAAAGCAAATGCCGAGAAGTTGCAGAAACAGGTAAACGACTTGACCGAGCAGGTCGAGAAGAACGGCAAGGATGCTTATAAGGTTAAGTATGATGCCATCAAAGAGGAATTTGATGAGTACAAAAAGACCATTAAGGCAGAAAAGACCAAGGCAGATAAGACCGAGGCTTACAGAAAGCTCTTAAAAGAGGCAGGCATAGCCGAAAAGCGCATTGACGCTGTACTTAAGGTATCGGATATCGACAGCCTTAAGATAGGCGAAGATGGCGCATTAGAGGGTGCTGATGACCTTAAAAAGAACATTGCCGAGGAATGGGCAGATTTCATCGAGAAAACGAGTACCGCAGGTGTAAAGACCGCCACACCCCCTGCAACAAATGGTGGAAAGAATACAGCCACTAAAGAGGAGATTATGGCGATTAAAGACACAGCCGAAAGGCAAAAAGCTATGCTTGAAAACAAAGATTTATTTTTAAAGTAAAGGAGAGTTAAAAAATGGCAGAAATTACAAACACTGTAATGGCAGATGATTTAAAGAGAATCAGAGAGATTGATTTCGTAAATCAGTTTACTCACGCAAGTCTTGCCAAGCTCATTGAGGTTCTTGGTGTAACACGTAAGATTCCCATGATGGAAGGTACTACAATGTATGTATATTCCATGAGCGGAGAGCTTGCAAACGATGGTACTGTAGCAGAGGGCGAGGTTATTCCTCTTTCCCACATCGAGCAGGTAAAGACCGCTGTAGGAGACATTACCCTTAAGAAGTGGAGAAAAGCAGTTACCGCAGAGGCAATCAAAAAGAGTGGTTATCAGACCGCTGTAAACGAGACCGATGCAAAGCTCCTCTCACTTGTACAGAACGGAGTAAGAAGTGACCTCTTTGGTTTCCTTAACGGAACAATCACAGGTGCTACTACTGTTACAGGAGTAGGCTTACAGAAAGCCCTTGCATCCGCATGGGGACAGTTACAGGTGCTTTTCGAGGATGACACCGCAGAGGCAGTATATTTCCTCAATCCCCTTGATGTAGCTGATTACCTTGCAAACGCAAACATCACTGTTCAGACCGCTTTCGGTATGAACTACGTTGAGAATTTCCTCGGTCTTGGTACAGTTATCATGTCCTCAAGAATTACCGCAGGAACTTTCGTTGCAACCGCAAAGCAGAACATCATCATGTACTACCTCACCATGAACGGCGATGTAGCACAGGCATTTGGGCTTACTTCTGACGAGCTTGGATACATCGGTATCAAGAGCGGATATCAGAACGAGGAGAGAGCGCAGATTGAGTCTCTCGTTATGGATGGTATTCAGTTCCTTGTTGAGTATGCAGGCGGTGTTGTTAAGGGAACTATCACAGCACCTACCGCCGATAATGATGGAGTATAAAGGATATGGCGAAATATCTTGTAATCAAATCTTTTTCAGATATGCAGGATAACAACTACAAGTACCATGTGGGGGATTATTTCCCCCACGATGGGCTTACTGTAACCCCCGAGAGAATTGAGGAGCTTTCTACGGATAAGAACCGCAGAAAAGCCCCTATGATTGAGGAGGTAAAAGAGGAACAGCCCGAGGTACAGGTAGAAGAAACCGCACCTGTTAAAGAGGAAACCACAGAGGTTAAGGAAACCAAGGCAAAGCCGAGAAAGAGAAAAACAAATGCTAAGTGAGTTATGCCACGAGTTAAAAAATTGGTTTGAGCAATCAAAGCTTATCGGGCAGTTTGAGGTAAGAGATGGAGTTGTAACTATTTACAATGACGGAACGCCTGTACCCTTTGCAGAGGGACAGTATTTTCGCATTGTAGGCTCTATCTTTAATGACGGAGTGTGGAAGTACGGAGATGATAACGACCTTGTGAACGAGGTGTTTGATGGGGCTGTGTGGTTTTTAGCAATCCCCAAAGAGGTTGTCAACCTGTCCAATGACATTGACGCTTGGAAAGCGAAGTACATGACGCTTGACAGCCCTGCGATGTCCCCTTTTACATCCGAGAGCTTTGGCGGTTATTCCTACTCTAAATCAACAGGGGATGCCGATAGTGGTAACACATCATGGCAGAATAACTTTAAGAGCCAACTTAACAAGTGGAGGAAGATTTGATGAGCCTGCTTGATGACTATATGGAAAACTGCATAATGCTTGATAAAAGGACAGTACCCGATGGATACGGCGGTTTTACAACCGAGTGGACAGAGGGGGCAGAATTTAAGTCAGCAATAACCCTTGATACATCCGTAGAGGCAAAAAGAGCAGAAAAAGAGGGCGTAACAGGGCTTTATACTGTAACAACCTCAAAAGCCTTAAATCTGCAATACCACGATGTATTTAAAAGGCTTACAGACAACAAGATATTCCGTGTAACATCAGATGGCGATGATAAACATACTCCTGCAAGCGCAACCTTAGATATGCGCCAAGTCAGTGCGGAAGAATTTGAATTGCCTAATGGATAATGCTATAAAGGAGTCCAATAATGGATAAAGCACAAGCATTACAATCTTTTTGGGAGAGCTTTGATATCCCTGCATACGATGAAACCACAGTACCCGAAGATGCCGTAATGCCGTATATCACCTATGCGGTAAGCACAGACAGTATCGGGAATGTGGCAAATATGTATGCCTCTATTTGGTATCACTCTACCTCGTGGAAAGATATTTCCATCAAGACAGAACAAATTGCAAAGCGCATTGTGGAAATGCAACCGCCTGCCATTAAATTCGATGGAGGTAGGTTGTATATCGCAAAGGGTACACCATTCGCACAGCGTATGGCAGACCCAAGTGATAGCATGATACGCAGAATGTACATAAACATACAAGCCGAGTATTTATCGGCTTATTAACGAAAAGGAGAATAAAAATGGGAAAATTTACCGTAATCCCCGAGGATACCTTTAATGCGTTACAGCTTGATGCAGGTGTACTTCTTAAGAGATTTAATCCTGCAAATCCTGTAGCCCCTGCCGATGAGGATATCATCTGTGCGACCACAGGAGGCATTAATCCCTCATGTGTACCTACTTACAGCGACTTAGGCGAGGATGTTGACAATGTGCCTGTAAACATGAAAGAGCTTAAGCACCTTGATTCTTGGGAGTGCAAGATTTCCACCACATCCCTTGGAACAAGCCCCGAGCTTATCAAGCTTGCCCTTGGATGCGCAGATATCAACGCACAGACAAGCGCAATCGTACCTCGTAAAGACCTTGCGCAGACCGACTTTAGCGACATTTGGTGGGTAGGAGATAAGGCAGACGGAGGACTTGTTGCAATTCAGCTTAAGAACGCACTTTCCACAGGCGGTTTCAGCCTGCAGACCTCTAAGAATGGAAAAGGACAGACCGCCCTTGAGCTTACAGGTCATGTATCCATTAACAATCAGAGCGAAGTACCTATGGTATTCTACTCAATGGATGCAAGCGAGGAAACGAGCT